ACATTGTCCATTCTTTCATCTGAAAGCTCGTTTACAGATGTAAGCACAACAGTACCATCATCTGTCTGTGAAGCGGTCACGACATCAAAATCTTCCTTTTTCTTTCTTGCCACATTTTCACCTCCTCTGCTTAGAAGTCAATGTTAGAAATACAAATCGGCGGAGCAGTCATTGTCTCCACCGCAGACTGGCGCACTTTATCCTTACGACGTAATTCGTATAGACGATGAGCAAGCAAAATAGCAACATAGAACCTATCATCGTGAATTTTATTGGCAACATCGGGTGCCAAAGCATATGTTACGGTCGTGTTTTCAGAGTTTGTCGTTTTCTGAATGCTTGTAATCTCGTTCTTCATCAAGTCGATATTAACCCATGCAGTCTGTTCTTCTAAAGTGAGTTCATGCGTCTTCAAAATTTCTTGACCAGTTGATTTATCCACGCCGTCTACTACCTGAACGTAATCTCCGCCGTTATATTCAAGAGGGAAGTGAATGACGCCAAGATTCATCAACTCAATAAATTCCTCAACCATGGCAGTACGGAATTTACGAGGACTAATTAGACGTAGCTTATCAACAGCATCTGGGTAACGGGCATCATATCCTTCATATAATTCATGATTTGCGTCGATAAAACCACGATGTTCCGCACCTGTTTTATCGGTCCAATTATTAAGCAAACCGTCCGCATATGTGGAAGTACCACCGCCGCCAGCGCCTTGGTCAATCATCAATCTATCAATGTACTCGTAATCAGGATTTTGACCATTGTAATGTAGAATCAACTCATGTAACTGCTCAAGCTGACGATTAGAATCGAGCTTGAATTTTTTCTCATTTGCAATATCAACCATGTTCACGCAGTTGATAATATCTCCACACATGCCGTTTTCTGGATCGTTATAAATACGCATAACACCAACAATAGAATTATCCATTGTGCGGGCAGGATCAAACGCAAGAATATACTGATAGTTCTTATCCCAATAAAGCTGTGGGATATACTTTCGCTCATTGCGACGAACTGTACCCCATTTGATAATCTGGTTTACGCCACCATCACGACTTGGGCGATTATAATATTCACGCAACGCCTTCATTTTATTTGACTTTAGAGCGGCTTCCACTTTGTCTCTTGTCAACAAAGCCTTGTATGGTTTACCATTCATATAGACCTGAATTGCAACATCGCAAATCATGTCGCAAACAAAATAATCACGGTCACCGGCAATCATACGCTTTGCAAAGTTTTTATAATAACGATAGAATAGTTTATCCATCGTATCCTGACTCGAAGCATACACAAGTTGTGTAGGAACCTTGCGAGGCTGAGTTTCAGGGTTATAAGAATCATCCGTATCAGTCACAAAGTCAGTATTCTGAGTGGCAAAAGCTTCACAGACAACAATCAGTTCGTCAGAGCAAAACGCAGCCTCGTCAAAAAACACAAGAGTTGCACGACGGGATCGGTTGGAATCCGGGTTGGAGTTTAGCGTGTTAATGGAACTACCGTTGTAAAACTCAACAACATACCCGGCGGGATTATGACTAAAGCCACTCTTATTGGTTGCAGACTTTTTTGTTTCTTTTTCTGCAATATCTTGCAGACTACGGATAGACGCAGCTGTTTTACCAACACGAGTGACAATTTCTTCAATTTTATTAAAAGTTTCCTTACTCTGATCACCAACGCTACTTACGATGTAAATAGCTTGATTCTCATATAGGATAGCCTTTAGTAGAATGAAAACAGAACCTACAAAAGACTTACCAAAGTTTCGACTACATGCCCAAAGAACATGACTTGCATTCCAGCTTTGTTCCAGCATATATGCCTGAGCGTCAAATAGTTGGATGCCCAATAAATCTCTGGCCGCAATAACAGGATTACGCCGATAGAACGCAATCGTTGCCGCATCACACTCATAAATCTTACGTTTTACGGCTGTAATGATAGGCGCTCTTTGTTTCATTCTCATACGGCATCACCATCCGTATCTTTTGCGCTTGCATCAATACCGGCGTCTTCCAACAACTCCTTGAGCCGCTGATTCTCGATAAGAGACAGCCTGTATTTTTCCTTAGCGTCATCACTTTCTTTCTGGAACTTATCAATCAGTTCTCTTTGTGTATCGAAAATTTCCTGCATATCATTTTCGTCAAAGAAAGCATTTTCCTTGATTGCCTTAACACTCATATCTGCCGCCCATTGAGTGCCCGGAGACCGTAACTGGTCGTAAAAGTTTGCTTCTGCACCAGCAATATCCTTTTCCCGCATATCCTTCATCAAGAATGTAAGCGTATTACGTCCGGCATCCTTATTGGAACGATTCTTGACAGAAATCTCGTTTTCCTTGGCAATTTTATCGTTGTTAGAAACCAACTTGACCTTAATATCATTAAGGCTCTTGATAGTGTCTGCTGAATTCATCGGGTCAAGCTGGGCAAGTCGGAAATCAATCTTACGAATCTGGCCGTTATTGATGACAACCTGAATAATCTGAGATAGTTTATAAGGATCGTCCTCAATACCATCTTCAAAATATTTAATAAGGTCACTAAACAAATAACGTCGGTCGTTTTCAGAGTGTCCTTCAAACGGATCGTATCCGACAACCGAAATAACATCATCACGAGCTTGAATTTCAGCCTTTGACCACTTTTGTTCTTTTTCATCTCGAACATCCAGAGCATTCTTATTCAATTCACCATTCGTAAGAACGGTTGCAAATGTCTGAAATTGATACTGCCGACACGAGAGAGCTCTGGCGTACATTCCTGGTTTGCAAGAGCCTGAGTTCTGCACAATAGAATCATAAAGACTGTTATAGAATGGAAAATCCAACATATGACAGAGAATCATACATGCTGTACGTTCACTCTCATATCGTTTCGTGTACTCATCGAATAATTCATTGACACACTCTTTACAAAGAGTAGAGAATCCACCTCGATTTTTAAATAATTGAGAAAAACTATTTTTATAAAAATGTCCAGTGGGAGCTTCATATGAGTGTTCACAACGAGTACATTCCCATTTTTCCTTGGTAGGTATAGATGCATCGACGGAATCTAGTACCTTTTTCTTTCTCGGCATCAATACACCTCCAATCAAAATCAAAAATAAAAGCCGTAGAACGTGCGCACATTCCACGGCAAACAAAAGACACCCTCTAATGTGCTTGCGTAGCAGAGGCCAAGGGTGTTTCATTCACAAAAGCCCCACCATGATACGCATCGTTGAGAGGCTTAGTGAGCTCAGGCGGCTCCGCCATTGTACGCTTCCATGAGAGGCGCGGCGGAGTCTTTATCATCTATATAAGTTTACTACGTCAGTAACGTACCTCACCCTGCCACCGAAGTAGCATAATAATCTTCAAATACCTGAGTTATGGAGGGAGTAGTAAAACCATAACTCAGGCTTGCAAAAGGAGAGATGCTGGATGCAGCGGTTGGATTTGAACCAACGAATACACGGCTTATGAGGCCGGTGCCGTAGACCTGACTGGGCAACGCTGCGCTATATGATGCCTAAGTGTCTCAAGAAGTAGAAAGTCATGTGTACATCATGATTCTAAAACCCAGACTTCGGACTTGCTATATGTCGCGCTCATATAGCCATTTTCTTCGAGCTTGACAGGATTCGAACCTGCGCTGTATCCACGAATAAGCAATCTCGCTTCGTGCAGATGTCTGCTACCATCCGCTACGTTCAACCTCTTCGCATTACAAGCTCACAATAAAACCTACCTTTTAGCCGGTGGTAGGGAACCGGTATAATATAGGCCCTCGGGAGAAGGCTGGCGGAGCCAGAAGGATTCGAACCTTCGCGTCGGTGTTACCGACCTCTCTGTTTTCAAGGCAGATCTCTTCAACCAGACTTGAGTATGACTCCAAATAACCCTACTTTCCTGCACAGCTACCTTTATATAAAGGTGTAGGGAATAGCCGTACAATCTTTGGTGGAGCTACATGGACTTGAACCATGAACCGTTTGGGTTGATCAGTTTCCCACGCTCTAGCCATTGAGCTATAGCCCCATATAAAAACAAGCATTCATCAAACCATCCGAGCTAGTTGAATTGTTCTCGTGCTGATAAAACGCTTGTTTTAGACTTTTAAAGCTTCGCATTAACGTGGCGAAACACGAATAGCTTATCATTTCGTTCCACAGAACTACTTTGCATCCAACCATCCGTAGATTGAGCTGGTCTAGGCGGTTGCAGCTATTGACCGCACAGCGTGGAGCCACCTGTAGGAATCAAACCTACGACATATGTGGTACGAACACATCATTCTATCTACTGAATTAAAGTGGCATGGAGCCAGTGACATGACTTGAACATGCGAAATCCATAAAGGCATCGGGATTACAAAACCCGCGTTCTACCAACTGAACTACACTGGCACAATAAGCTGGAGCAATTACCCCAGCCCATAGAAAAGGAGACAACAAATGATGTCCCAAGCAAACCTTGCGGTCATACTTCTTTTTTAGGTCCCCGTTTAGTGGTAGGGACTCACCGCTTTTTAATTTAGACGTACAATGTGCGTCTTATCTTCATTCAGCCTTCCGAATTTATCCTGATAAACAAGAATAAATCCTTCTCGCTGAGATGGGGTTAATTTTCCATCTGCGTAATCCATTTTTGACGTTTCACAACAGCAGCCCTGCTCATAAATTACAGAATTACCGATATCATAATGACCTGTTTTATGAGTGTGTGCCATCACGATAGTATCAAAGAAATAATCATTATCCTTGAAATACCGATATGCCTTTTCTGCCGTTTTCAACATACCGCTAGAGTAAGCAAGTGGATGCACGAAAATTGTTTCACCAACAAAACTAAACCAAGTATCGTTATAGACAATCTCGATACCACTATCCTTAAAAACATCAATCAGAGGATCGTAATGAACCTTTGTATGAAGCTCCTTGTTGTAATGGTTAAAGCCATCAACAAAAATAAGCTCCAAAGATGTCTTTGGCATCAGTTCAAGCAAGTCGGTGTCCAGATTCTTAGCAAGATAATTCTGGAAGCGTAAGTCATGATTACCATAATTGATAACAACCTTCTTGGGCTGAAGCATTTCAATCAGGTCAATCATATACTGACGAGCAATCAGGATTTCCTCCATTGGACTTTTACGATATACTTTTAAGAAGCGAGAAATGGAGCTGCAGTCTACCAGATCTCCGTTTACCTGAAGGATATCAATCTTTCCAGCGTACTCACTAAAAGTCTCAATGGGCTTCTGGAATGGAATATGTAGGTCGGAAATAGACAGAATGCAGGTTCCTACATCTCTATTAGATAAGGACTCCTGATACTGCATACCCGCACGGAATGCCTTAAAACGCTTGCGATATGCGCACTCACCAAAATTCTTGCCCAATTCACCATTAAGCACCTTGGCTGCGCCATCCCAAGTCAACTCTCTAGCCAGAACAGCATTCCCGATTCTTACAAAGAAGTCATCGCTCGTTTCTTCTGGCCGTTTATTATAGCAACCCATTGGCATCAAGCCGGGTCGCCCAGCAGCTCATCAGAAGTGGAAATATTGATGGTGACACCCTCAATGCCATCCCACTTTGCCAGAGCCTCCTTCAAATTGAAGACATTTTCACCGTCCTTTGTAATCTCGGTGATAGTACCCTCGGCAGTATCAATAATAGCGTTCTTAAAAACAACACTCTTCTTAGCAACCATAATTCTTATTCTCCCTTATATTTTATTTCAAAATTTAATCCACAGGCATTTCATCAGCCCACTGGCTAATCCATCCACGGTGATTCGTAGTCAACTGACATACGGCTACGCGGTCATGCTTCGCAAAATGCTGGAGACAACGCATAAAGCCAGAGTCAGAAGGTTTATCAAGATCACACTGTAAATCATGACCAATAATAATCAACTTTACCTTTTCGCCATCACTACCATCGCAACGAGAAATAGTCTTCTGTAATTCTTTAGGAGTATAGTTCTGGCTCTCGTCCAACAAAATAATACCACTCAGGTTTGTGCCACGAAGGAAAGTATGAGTTAGACAAGAAATATAACCAGTGCCATTCTTCTGATTCACCATAGACTCGTCGTTGATAACCTTGTTAGGGTCAACGTTGCATTTAATCAGAGCCTGATAAAAAGGTTCAAAGAAAACTTCCGATTTTTCCGTAATAGATCCAGGAAGATAGCCTTGACGCTTTTCGCCATAACTAGACACGACGTAAGTCAGTTTATCAAAATAGCCAGCCTGAACAAGCAGATTTGCAGTCGCAGTCGCAATAAGCGTCTTGCCAGAACCAGCTGCAGCGTTGCAGATCACAACATCAATGTTTGGATTCCAAATTGCATCACGAAACACACGCTGTTCAGGGTCCAAAGAAATGCCGTAAAAACCATACTGATCAGGATCAGTAATCTTCTCCATAGGAATCTCAGTGGGAATCTTTCTCTTAGCCATATCTATATTTACTCTCCCTTAATTGAACTCATCCACATCATCGCAAATCTTATCTACGATACCAAAGTTGACCTGTTCAGTAGCATCCAGATACCAATCCTTAGCTTTATTCTTGGTCATGGTCTTCTTGTCAATAGTAGAGTGAGCCATAATATACTCACGCATCTTCACAACCTGCTTCTCATAGTAGTCCATAGCCATCTTAGACTGCTCAAAAGTACCCTGCGCACCGCCAGAGCCACTGTGAATCAGCGCGGTAGAGTGAGGCAGAGCGAAGCGCTTCTGACCAGACAACAGCATCACAAGAGCAGCACTCATTGCAATACCTGCATTGATCGTCCAAACAGGAGTCTTACTCAGCGCAACAACATCAATAAAGCTGAACATAGCATCCAGTTCACCACCATAGCTGTAAATAAACAGCTTAATAGGCTTACGCTGCTCAACAGGAGTATCCTTATCAATACGGTTGTACTGCAGAATCTTACGCTCAATTTCAATCAGTGACTGGTCAATCTCAAAGTCAATAAAGAAGATACGATCCTTCTCATCAACGTAGAAGTTCATCATCTCAGGAGAGGGGAGACCGCCATCATTCATCAAGTTGGTGATCTCTTCTGGCAGTTGAATTTCAAATCCCAATAGTCTATACCTCGTTCTTTCAAATATTAGTAACGTGCGTTACGCTGCATCTGCTTCAGCATCTCAATAGCGGCAATATTAAAAGGAAGCAGCTCAAGATATCGAGCAGACTCTTCCAGATACCGCTTGTGACGGGTCTTTGCAATGCAAGCATGAGGGAAGACCTTTCGTACAGCCTTCGCTTCGGACTTAGTGATTTCAATCATTAGGTAAAACACCCTTTCAAAATAAAATAGGTAGGAAGAAAAACAAGCGTCCTCGCTCTCTCCCTACCATAACTTTCCGCACTGTGTTTTACTCTGTATATGTAAAATTATAACGTATCTACGTTAAAATGTCGCGCTTTTCCGCATTTCATAAATCAAACATTTTTCTATTTTGTGCGGTTTTCTCAATATTTACGTTTTTAGCGCACTTACGACAGTATTTTTGTCTGCGTCCGGTGCGAGCAACCATCTTTCCGCAACAATCACACTTGATGTATTCTTTCCCACAATACTGGCTCCACAGAATGCCAGCATTCTCAAAATCGTCCACGAAAATCTCATGAGGAGAGTCCGGCTCCGCAATCAAAACATGGATATTCAAATTGTCAATCTTTTTCAAGCTGGCAAACCCAATAAAGCCAAGATTATGTAACTCGCAAATCATCTCGTTCTGTTTCTTCTCATTCACGGATACGTTTGCCATTCTGAAGATGTCAGCCGTATCTTCCGTAATCCAGTAGTTGCACTTTTCATTAACGGCAATATGGTATTTTGCCAAACACAGCATCGTGAACATCAGGCGTTGCATCTGCTTGCTTTCAAGTGCTTGAATCTTCTCTACCTCAGCCTTCGTAATGCACACACCATCAATTTCGACCATAGGACGACCTTTAGCAGAAGCAATCGCTTTATCAATCAATTCTCTATCCAGAACTTTGTTGTACCCTTCAAAATGACGCAGCATATACTCGTTAAGCTTTTCTCTTACGTCATCCTTTGAGTATCCCTTATAGAAATAATACTTCGCTACATAATGCAAAACATGCCCCGCTTTCTTCCAAGGCACATCCTTCTCTAGCCACTCTTCAGCGTAAAGAACTTCATTCAATACAATCATCCGCATCCTCCTTGCTATTCATGTTAACCAACACATCCTTGAAACGCTTGCCATCATATTCAATATCGCCATTCTCATCCTGCACAAGAGAATGCACCATACCGTTATGGCGTTCCAATAAGCGTTTAATCAAGGTATCGTGAAACAGTTCCCAGACTATTGCAATACTAGATGCATTCTTCTTACAAAGATCAAGCAGAATGTCGCAAAGTACATCATCATTAGAACACTTATCATGAAGATTGCGGAACATACTTTCCTGATACAGCGCAATGTGCTCCTTGCGGTCTGCGCCAGTTTCTTTATTATTGTTTCCGTTGCCAGAATGGATTGCGTTACCACGAGCAAACCTCAAGTAATCCTTAAAAATAGAGCGAATACCATAGTATTGAGAATTGGTGTACTCAACGCCAGACTTGAGCGAGTCGTAATCAAACTTGCGCCTTATCTTGAGTTCTTCTTCAAAATCTTCCAGCTCGTCCTCAACAGTCCAGCACAGGCGGTTCATGGTACAAGAATTGATTCCGACCGGCATCCGATAGAGGTAATATTGGATAACCATTTCATCCACATCGTCCTTGACGGTCTTTTGCATAATCTCATCCAGACCGGCAAACCCATCCCACTTGATGCGCTTGCGAGCTGCGGCCACATACTGCTTGTAATCACGCATCTGAGCAGGGTAGATGTAGCTCATAAAGTATGGCTTACGCCATGCGCAAATACTACTCCAGAACTTCTTATCCTCGATAGTATCAGGATTATCATCGTCTTTAACGGCGCAAGCTTTATTGTCATACCAGTATTGCGGCATATCTGTCGTAGCTACGCCTTTTATTTTGTCGATCGCGTTCTGTTGATAAAGCTGTCCGCAGATAATGCGATACGTAAGTTCATCGTACTCTTTACTACCTTGCTCAAATTTACTTCGTACATCAAACATCGTTGTAATTCGGTTTGTTGTACGTCCAATATTATCTCCAAAACCGCTGATATTAGATTCAATAAAATCCTTTTCGGTCGGAACTTTTTTATCGCATTTGCGCTGAACACAAAGAACGACCGGCTCATTTACCCATTTATCAATGAGAACTCTATTGTCGGTAGAAAATGTAAGGTCGGCATCGAAATCTTCACCGTTAAGCGCTGCACACATATTATCCCACGCATTGGTGATAAACACGGACTTCATATAGCGATACCAGTATTGGCAATCCTCAGATGCACTCAAGCTCATGCACCGAATATTTGCCATCTGACTCATAGGAGCTCTAAAGCAAGCAACCCTTTTAACATCCCTGTCGTTCCAAAAACGACTGTAAACCTCACCGGCCTTCAATAGTCCGGTTACCTCCATCCGAAACATAGACTGGCAAAGCGCATATGGATCGCCACTCGCAACTTGAAAATTTCCTCGTACCTTTACAACACCCGTTTTTGCCTGAGAGATTCGCTTTTTAATAAAGTATCGAATCCGATTCTGCACATAAGGGTCGTTAATCATTTCCGGCTCAATCATAAGAGCCTTAATATAGTCGTTTTCCAGACTGTTTATGTAATTCGGGTCATCACGCATTCCACTACCACGCAAATACAGCAACGCATCACGCCAATCACCGCCCATAACGCCCTTGATCTCGTCTAAGGTTGGTTTCACAAGTTCATGAATCTCATCGTTCGTAAGCTGATAACTTTGGATAAACTGATAATTCAGATTGCGCTCTTCATCAAGCTCCAACTCACAAGTCTTGGTTACAGAGAAGTGATAGTGGTTCTCTCTACAGTTTTCAAGATAGTCCTCACAACTATGGTAACTATCCCAGAGCTTTAGCATAGAGGTGCTAAGAACGACCTGAATTCTATTGATGTCGCGATAATCTCCCCATGCGTCCTTTAACATATTCTGTTTTGCTACCTTCTTAGCAAACTCACGGAAAGGGAATGGAAATAACATACCTTTACAGAACGCATTTCGCACACAGAAGCCAGACGCGGTGGATGGAAGTTTCAGATCCTCACTCCACTGTTGTGCAAGATCATAACTAATAAGTCCAAACCCATCATTCGCGCACAGTTCACAATCGTGTTCCTTATCTTCAATTATCGTAGGTTCTCCAGATACTCCATCGTCCAGAACAACAATATGGTCTTTAAAGCGCGTGTAGCAATCATCTATAACAAGTACACCATCAGGGTCAGTAACCGGAATAGAAGCAGAGCAAGCAAGGGCCCTATAAGCCTCTAACTTTGCAGGCACAAATTCCATACACTTGTTACGGCCATTATCGATTCGCTTGCGAATCTCGTCAACAAGACGGTCACTCACAAACACAATCGTACTATTCTTAACGCCACCAGTGGTTCCAACCAAACGGCGATATGTAATTCCATTGATTTTAAACCCCTTGGGAGAACACGCCCGGCGGTAATCATTCTTCTTATCAACTACCAAACACATATAATCCGGCTTAAACTGAACTGTATCCAGCTCAGTGTATAATCTCCGAATCTCCCGGCGGTTCTCTAAGCAAGAGGGTTCATTCCGTAGCATTTTGATTCTACGCTTGATACTCCGTGCCTTAGCCTCTGCGTCCGTAACACCATTCAACTCATCAATCCATCGTAGAACAGTGCTATCAGCCAATGAGATAATCTCGTGATTTCGTCTGGCTTCATCCAATGGAAGGGTTAAATCCCATTTTGCTTCAACCAGACGCTTCGTATGGATCTTAAAAACAAACTTCTGGCAAGTTTGCTGCTTTGCCATTCGGCAGTCACCTCCGTATTCTTCTAAAACGTATCCTGTATTGTATAGCTATAAAGAAAAAATATAAAATTAGGCTTTTACAGATAGCAGTTTTCGCCATCTTCCATAGCCTTGAGCCAAAGTCGTTCACGCTCCTGATAGAGCTCATCCAGCATATCGTCAGCAGCATCATACTCGCTGCGTGTCAGACTATTGCTATTCATGTCACGCACAAGCTGCATGATCTCTGCGTCAACATCCTCGTAAGTACGCATCACTTAACCTCCTCGTCCATGACAGCTCCACAGTCAGGACAAAACTTTGATTCATCGACATTTTTGCTAGAATGACAAGCCGAGCATTCAACAAAGAAGCTTTCCCCAAAATCTTCAAAATGCTCAATCCAGTGAGCATGAACCACTCGACGGAACTCACCGCCAGCAGATATCTCTTCTTCAAGAATGCGCTTTGTGTATTGCATTGCCATATCGCACCATATATCATCAATAGACTTTGCGTCACCTCTGGCACTAGGGCAAGCGATGGCACTATCGAGGACGCCAATCAATCGTGTTGCATTTACAAACTTATCCATCACTTGACCTCCTCAGCCACCCGGCGAATCGTCTCATCAATCTGTTCAAGCTCTGCCAGCAAAACATCCACAGTATCAGCATCACTCTCGGAAATATTCAAATCCTTAATCTTATGTAAAGCCCATTCAAGGTTCGGGTAATAGCCAACCGTAACCTCCTTTACGCCGATGCCCATCTCACCAGTCTTTGGATTCTTACCAGCTGGCCGCTGCTCAACAATAACGAGATTCCGCTCGTCGCAGTTTTTAATAATATATTTACCAATCTGTACACGCATCTCTTAGCCCTCCTTAACCTTACGGCTTGCTTCAGAACGGGGAGTAAAACCAATCTTTTTCAAACGGTCGTAAATATACGCCTTACCAAATTCCGTCCAATATAAATAAGAAGACCTCTCTGTTTTTCCAGTAAAGCGGTCATAATATTCAGTTTCCTTGTATTCCACATATCCTTTACCATCTTCCACGGAATATAAGTGCCAATTCTTTCCAACCTTCATGATAACGTGAAGTTCATGAAGAATTTTATTAAGCTTTGCCGCACTCCAACCATATTCTTTTGCAATATCAGTAGATGTATAAAGAACGTTAGTCGATTGAGGAACATTGTCGCAATAATCAGCACGAGGGGCCATGTATTCATTTTTCTTTTCAAGTTCTTTGTTCTGCGCGGTTAATTCAGCGTTCTTTTTCTGCTCTTCAGAATACTTCATAAGCATTTTCGCAACTGCCTCTGGGTTGCAAAGAGCCTCTACGACAACATCACCTTCAGAAACTTTCTTCTCAAGATCAATAAGCTTCTGCCGGACAGCCATACCTTGTGGCGTGCGCTGAATCATGGCGATGTGTTTTGCCATGTCTAGCGATAACACATGGTCAACCTTTCTTCCACCGTTTACTAAATTTTTAGTAATCGACGTATAATCGACATTATTTGCGAAGCCGTAGGCAATCATGTTGTTAATCCAATCATTATACCTTGCCTTGAGTCCCAGCTTCTCATGAAGCTCACGGCCAAGCACAACCTTCACACCAGTGTCCGTTATGTACACGGGAATCACATCGGTGCTAAACACCTGCAGATTTTCATTCGTCATTAAACAATCTCCCTTTTAATATGTAAAATATATTTCAAACAAGAGCCACACAGACTCTTATTCTTCTCGTCCCCACTTGCCATAGACGGAATCTTTCTCGTCCATCAGCTTCTTAAAATATCTCAAAAGAACGCCTGTCCCTTTGGTGTAAGTCGTGTAACATACCTAAACTTACCTTTTGGAGTTCTCTTTTTAACAACCTTAAAATATCCAAAACAGTCAAAGTCTCGATACGGAGTATTCCAATATAACCCCCTTGTCTTATTAAGGAATCCTTTCTCTCTTAGAGTCTCAAATACATTATTTTTATGTGGAATGCGACCACCAACAAGAATCCCATTTTTGCTCAAAATATGTACAAAATCTAAGATTGAAATACACCCGTCAGAATCCTCAACAATTGCAGTATCGTTACTAGCGATTTTCACATCAGAGCCTGTATTATTACTATTCTTGCTATTTGGAAGAAGTCCATATTCATCCTTTATTAACTGATAAATAAATTCACGTCCTTTGCCTGTCCAGAGAAGATATGTATGACCTTCCACTACGTCCTTAAATACAGTAATTTCCGAGACGGCATATCCAACATCCTTATACTTATCAGTAACAATCCATGATTTAGTTTCCTTGTCTCGATATATTACGCCACATTTTTCCAAAAAGTTGTTTAACTTTCTAGCACTCAAGCCACTGTACCATTCAGCAATTTTTGATATAGACACATTCTCACTTGCATCATAACCAAAAATATCTTTCTCATCCATTTGTGCAATTCTCCTTAAATATTTCTAGCAGCCTCAAATGCGGACACATCGTTCATGAAATCATTGATATGTAAATACTTGTCAGCCTTCCGCACAGTCTTAGGCTTGAACTCTCGGCACTTGCATCGCACCTCATCACAAGTCGTAAAACACGGAATCTCGTACCTGCATTTCGTACAAACATGTTTCTTGTGGAACTCTGGTAATCGTCCAGCAGCTTGGTAGAATTCGTAGGTTACCTTTAAATCAATCCAGTAGGGGCTATCAAAATTCATCGTCATCAACCTTTCTTATATTGTTAATCATCTAGCATGTGTTCGTTAGTCTTTAACCAAATATTTTGTCATTAAATCTGCAATCTCCTTTGCTTCATCTGCACGTGCTTCCTTTATAAGTTGGTCGCACTGTTCCTCTGATAATCCGCTTTCCCGAAGTAAGTTACTAGCATTAAATTTTTTGACTATTTGACAATGCCAATTTTCAACCATGTCAGCATCATTGTTGAGCTTTTCTGCTAATGTATCCTCATCCAGCCGTACCATTTTATTTATTAAAAACTGCTTTTGATATTCTTCCAGAGAAACGGGAGCGTATGTGAACTCTCTTCTCTTTTTCTTCTCCTCTTGTAGCTTCATTTTATTGACGCCGCCCCATTTTTTTTGTTCCTTGATTCGATTCTGAACTTTATCATGGTCCTTAATCCGTGATGCCACGGTAATTTCATTATCTAAAGCTGCTGCGGACATCAATCCATCACAAACGAGATCGTTGAGTTTCAACATCAGCATAACAACAGTTTTTGTATCTGCCGGATCTATTTTCCCAAATCGTCTCATAAAAAGTTTCATAGAGGTTGGCTCAATAATAATCTTATAAACTTTTTGTATCCGATTATATTGCACATCAGGAAACACATCACTTAATCTGGAATTTAATATTCTAAAAAAGTCACCCATCCGGCCAGTTTTCCAAAGATCTGCTTCGGTAACTTGAGTTTGACAATCAGATAAGTAATATTCGCTCAATAATTCCGATTTGACTCTAGTGTATGTTGCGTTTTGTTCATCAGTCAAAATGGTCATTCGCTTTTGGTCGTTACCAAGATCCTTAATGAAGGCTCGCTCCTCTTTTACTGTTAAAGCATCTCGACCATATAATCCATACAAAGCACTATCCAACCATTTCTTTAATTTAACACCTCCAGCTAGTTTGCGAAATGCTTCTGCTATACGCATATCTTCTTTTTCATCGTCTGGATATCCATACCATCTATAATTATCATTCACCATTCCAAGAGTCTGCCACACATCAACTTTCTCCCAGAGAATTACAAGACTGTCACATCCTGTTTGATCACACATAGCATTAAAGTAGTAAACAAGAAGTCTTTGGATGTGCTCGATGTATTTTTTGTTTCCTCCAGTCGGATGTTCTGGAAGGATTTCATTTTCAGGGCGAATCCTATCGACTATAAATTGTCGTCCATCTTTTCGTAAGACGACATAGCGTTCCAATTCTTTTAGAAAAGATTTCTTGCTATTGCTTGTTAAAGGTTTCCCAGAATCATCAAGAATATCAAGAACCCGAGATAGCTCTCCAAAGTTTTTGAATACTTGTCCCTGATGCAGTCGAGATATCATTCCTCCAGTTACGTTATAAACTTTATTTGCCATACGACCTCCGATTTATATTTAGGACATTGAAAGGAAGATATATAAGGTATATAATTACTTACCCCTTTAATGTCCTAATTCTTGACCTCCATAAAAATTCTAATTCATTCAAAAATGTTAGCGATGTCTGCGAAAGGTCGCTTGCGACCGTAGCTGACCATCGATAACATTTTCCTGCCATAGGCAGGGACCGCTTGCGGCCTTGTCCGGTAGGACTACCATCAATACCAACCATAACCATCCTCCGGCTAACCCCTTTATCGTATCCTGTATTATATAGCTATCTACACTCATTATACCATGAGATTGTCAAAAATTCAATAGCTATCTAATACAGGATACGAATATTTCTAGCGCCTATTATAATAAGGTATGTTTCTTGGAGTGTCACTCTCTATGAAGAACATCTAAATGCTTTGTATGTTCTGTGTAAGTTGCCAGAGGCCACAATCATGCTTCTTATAGGTCTTTGGCGTCTCTGATAGCGTTACTCAGATGCCAGATCAGTCCATTTATGGCGATAGGGGATTACAGATGGGCACAAATAGGTACTTTATACTCCGAAGAATGGTCATTTTCAGTACATTTAGGGTATACATCGGAAAAACCCGCATGAATCCTAGCTTTTTCAGACTTTATTGAGTCAAAAAGGAACAAAATAAGGGGTAAAAGGTATAAATAAAAAGAAAAACTAGCCAAAATATAACGCAAATACGTTAAATTCTAGCTAGTTACCGAATGAGCTACCGATTGAAAAATAGCGATTTTAAGCCATTTTTAGGCATTTTTAATGGAAAAGTGAGTGATTTGTTAGTGCATATAAGAGAGGGTATAGGGATATATTTTGGAGTATTTTTGGCAGGAGAAAATGTACCCGGGGTATGGTAGGAGGTAGAGAGTGTAATGGAGTGCCGGGATGGGAAATAAGATGGAGATTAGAAAGGTTTGATAGGAATTGGAAAGAAGGTAATTTTTGTGGAGATTGTTGTGCAAATTGTATAGCGATATGGAATATAACAAATTGATAATTGGCGATTATGAACAAGAAAGATGTACTGGGGGCTCGGTCTGCTGCCGGGAACGTCCAAAAAATGGAAAGTATGCCCCATCCCATCCAGTGCCGGAAATGCTCAAAATACGGCACTCAACAGGGCAAGGGCAAGGCGGGATTTTTGGCACTATTGGCATTATTTGATAGAGGGTTAACAGGTGCAGATAATGGTTAAAGAATTTTAATTGTTTGGTAACAAACAAAAATGTTCGATACAAAACAAAATGTTATGTTGATTTAAAAGCAACTTTAAATTATATATTGTTTCTTTTTAGTCAACCATCTATTTTCCCTTATAATGTAATTATAAAATAAAGCAAAAATCCATGTGTTGCGCACGCAACATTTACGGTTAAAACGTATTGACATTTACGGTTAAAACGTGTAGAATAAAGCCACGCTCAAGGGCAACGGCCCAACGAATAAGCACGATTGATGGTTGCGCATAACCGAATAAATGCGCCTTGCAAAATTTGTTGATACAACGTCCGAAAGCAAAAACAAATTAGGGCTTGACAAAACGGTTAAACCGTGATACAATACAGTCAAGCTCAAGGGCGAAAGTCCAAAAGCAAAACCTAGTTTCCATAGCACATTGACAAGTCAAGACTTCTGATTTTAGCCTGTTTGGTTTAACTCTTGTTTAATTACAAGAAAAATCATGCAACAAAAGTCAAGATTAGAAGTTTACCATGTCGGCAAACATTTACTTGTTTTGTCGGTTTGGTGCGACAAGTCAAAAAAAATCGTACCTTGAATTTTGATAACACTATCTTTGCGGCAGGGGCGGAAACGCATAACCAAAAGCAAGAAAAGCGCATATTGGCAAACAAGATGTTTTAGACGCAAGTCTTTCACTGGTCCCTAGGTAGACTATACCTAAGAGGATCAGCAAGGATGGTCAACAGTATGCACCTTGTATCAAAAGCGTACTGTACCAGAACACTAAATAGAAAAGAGGTGTATTCAAGTGTTCAAAGAAAAGCTCAAAGCCGTTCTTTTTGTAGCTCTTTTTACTATCGGTTTCATTCTCATTACCGCTGGTATGCTGGTTAGCTTTTGCGGATTTGCATACATGAGATATGCGGTTGTCTTAACCGTCTACGGCGGTTGTTCACTTCTTGCAACAGCTCTTGTTGAGGACATTCTTAAGTAAGTCTATCCAGCAAAAGCTGTCACGTCAATACACAATAAATATAACACAAGTAAAGGAGAAATACTATGTCTAACCTGTCTAACGTCTGTCTGTCCATCCGTAGCTCTAACAACAAAACTTCTACCGCAAGGGGCTATGCAAGCAACGGCAAAGCTCTTGTTAGCTTTACCAACAAGGGCGGTGTTAATACGCTCAAGGCATACCCTAAAGCCGATAAAGTACCGTCTTATCTGCTGATGGACGAAAAAGAGTATACGGCATACGGCAACGCAATCAAGTACGTTTACAATTCCGCTTGCCACGTCAACGCAAGCACTACCAACAAAGAGGACGAAAGCATCATCAAGGTTTATACTACCGACTTCTATTCTTGCCTGTCTGATCTCGCAATCATCGTTTTTGGCGATACATTCTCTATGCAAGAGTATCCCTCTTTTGGCACAGAAGTCCTTGCAATGGCAAAGACTTACCTTACTACGAACATGGATGGTGACGTTTCTCCGGCAAACCTTCCGATCAATCGTTTCGTCAAGGCTCTTGAACCTATGCTTTTGAGCGTAGCAGCACATAGCGTTTTCCTGAAAGACTATGAGCGGGATTATAACCTTGCTTGCAAGCGTTGCAATTCCCGTATCAACAAGGCAATGGCACAGCTTGATAAAGCACAGGCAGAGTATGATAAGGCACTGTCTGAACTGGATAAGGCAAAAGAGCAGATTGTCAAAGACAAGAGTGACGGCACTATCAAAGCATCTACTAAGAAAACCCATGAAAACAATCTTGACAAGGCTCAGAAAGAATTTGATGCAAAAAAGAGCGTCCTTGACACCATCAAGAACACTATTGACACATGGAAGATCAAGCTGGCCGATGCTCAGAAAACCTTTGAGCAGGCAAAAGCAGAGGATGAAAAGAACTCTTAAAGTCAAACCTAAGAAGTTAGTCTAAACATACCAAAATGCAATACATAATACGCCTGACGACTAGAGGTACAGGGGAAGAAGTAACCTCTACCAACGGCAAAACGCCGTCACAAGATACCATGAAAGAGGTGAAATATCTTGAAATCCTATCAGAATACGATGGGAGAAGTGCGTCAGAACACTTCTGGGCACTCTATCATCTATAACGGCACAGAAGTCAAAGAGTTTGATCTTTACGGCACATTTGACGGCGTTGTGTTCGTCAGTCGTCCGTTTATCGCAATGAAAACAGGCTTTATGCCTATGTACATCAAAACGTCTATGGGATGGACTTCTATCCATCCTTGCAAGATTGTTGACTTCCTTAAAGAAGCATACCACGCAAGAAGTGTTTCCCTTTATGACTGGAATGCCTATCAGCAGAGCAAGAAAGAAAAGCGTCTTGTAATGGAAAAGGCAAAACAGCAGCAGAGCGAAACAGCTTTTCTCAAAGCGTCACAAGCTAATGCAGAGGGCTCTTTGCGCTATCATAAGAGCAAGAAACGGCTTGACGACCGTTATAATGAAGTCGGCAAACCGATTCAGAAGAAACGTTCTCAGCGTGTCGTGTTTGGTTCTAATGAATACGTTACTGTTTCCGGCTGGATTTATGGCAGAACGATCTCGATGAATAATCACAGCTTTACCATGAACGAAAAAGTTTCGTATTATATGGACGGCACTGGATGCTGCGCAAGAGACTTTGATAACCGTGATATGCGTCCTCTTAATGACGTGTTCCCGGTAAAGTCTGGAAAGAAAGCAAGGTGATGGTTTTGAGTTTGACACAAGTTCGTCAGAATGATATAATTGTACCATCCAGAAAGGGCGGTGCAATTATGGCAGAGCGTGATTATGGCAAAGAATATAAGCGTGAAAAGGATAAAAAGAAACTTATCGGTGTAGGAGTTACCCCAGAATTCTTTGAAGCATTCACAGCTAAAACAGAGCTGAACGGAACGAACAAAAATGCTGTTTTGAAAGCCTGTGCGGAAGCGTACACTTATGGAAATCTCATCATTGATGAGAATGGAAAACCTCAGATTGTTGGCTAACCACAATAACCCCGGCAACAACGTCTTGTGAATTTATCGCAAGGCGTTTTCTTTATGCCTTGTTTTGCATAAATATGCAAATAATATGCAGAATATGCAAAATGAAAACACAACACACAATCATATAAAAGAGGAGATTTATTATGGCAATTTTGGCTATTGAGTCGGCTCTTGATGTTGCCATAATGTTTGGTGACAAAGAACTGGCGGCAATCTACACCGAAGCTCTTGAAGAGGCGGGCGTCCATTATGAAAGCCTTGCCAAGAGCTGGGCATGACGAAAGAAGCGCAAACAGTATGAAAATATTATTATAGCCTTAACTATGATTGTAGTGTGGGCTGTGGTATAATAAGGGAAGAAAACCCTTAAAGAAAGGAGAAGAATCATCATGGATGCAAGAATGATTAGTTTTTGGGGTTGCGAAACTAACCCATGCGCAAACCCTGATATGGCAAATAACGGAGGTGGATACTCTCAGCCGTCTGGAGGCATTCTTGTCGCCCTCGAAAACGGGGATTACCTTACTGTCACTGTGGACGATATGTCTTGCGGCGATTTCGGCAGCCGAATCGGTTGGGACATCTACAGTTCAGATGGCCGCAGGTGGGGCGGCTGTTACGGCACCATGGACGATGCTATGGTAGATAATGAATGGACGGAGGAATCTCTGGATTCCGTGTCTGGTGTGTACGGAATTGATGCCCGTGCAATGTTGTCGGATGCGATTCATGCGGTACATATTGCCGCATAAGACAACCGAATATCGTCAGAAAGAGTCTTGTGAGTTAATTCTTACAAGGCTCTTTTTATATGCAAAAGAAAGGATGGTCTATCATGAAAAGTCTCTTAATGTTCTTTGGCTACTCCGCATATCAGGCAGGTTGTATTGCACCTATGATGTGGTTTTTCGTTCTGGGTGCCATCGCTATGGGTGTAGCAGAATGGAAAGGGTGGCTGAACTAATGAAACTCGATCCTGTCTACCCTGATATTGTTAATCGCTTTCAGTATGTGAAAACGACTAACGCAGACGCTTGGCAGAAATATGTCAAGAGCGTCATTGCAGAGCATAAGTATAATGATCTGTTGACCCGGATCGCATGGGATTTGCTCAGGTATGTGTACACTTCTGGTACGATTTGTGAGTGGTACGATAAGTACAACGTACATGATTCCCATATCACAACAGCAGTCAAGAAAGCTTATATTGAAGTCTTTGGAATGCCGTCAGAATAAAAGATATGTTTTAGAAAAGGAGATGTTTGTATGGAATGGACTGGTGAACGTAATGAAATCTTCAAAGGTCTGGATGCACTGTATATTCCTTACAACGAAGGTTGGGACTGCCATGGAAGAGCGATGTGGCGTGTATGCAAAGTAAAGAATTTCGACCGTATTCGCCGCATTGGTAGTGATGCGGTGATGTATTATGGAACAATCTATGACGGTCATCAGATTTGCTACACGGAAGAAGATGCTTGGGATTATATCAACAACTGGCGCACGTTTCATAAGCCTGTTTTTCCGCTTGAAAAGATTCCAAATTGCTTTGGTAAAAAGCTGTTTGTCTAAAATCAGTATTTTAGTAAAGGAGAAGCGACAATGAAAAGAGGTCAGTATTTCATGAACGAGGTGACCGGAGAGGTTACCAACATTCATCGGGAGGCTGTCGAGTGGTATCGACAGGGAATCGATGTTTCTATCTGGATCAACGGCGTGGTTGTATGCCGTTGGGGTCACTAATAAGAAAAGGAGAATGAAAAAATGCGTGCTACTGTTGAGGTTTACGAGGATAACGCAGGCGGTATCTGTGTTGCCGTCTTTGGTAAGAACGGCCTGAAAAAGCTGTTTGTTGTCAGAATTCCACACGAAGAGGTAGAGTTTACAAAAACATTCTACCAAGAGGCACAGTATGGGTGTCCTAGTATGGATGAAGATGACTACAACACAGCAGATTTTTCTGGCCTGTCCATGGATGATGCTTATGCAGACATCTGCAACAACAATCTGATTGCAGAGTTTTACGACAATCGTGTTGTAAACCTGTATCCGGCAGATATGGGTATTGCCGGAATGAAGCTGTTTGGTATGGCTTGAAAAGAAAGGAGAACATAAAATGAAACTTACTCAGAATAAGCTGTCCGTTATCCTTGCTACTGTTGCGGCTGGTGTTTCCATTCTGGCAAACTGTATGACCGCTAACGCAGCAGAGCCTATGAAAACTCGTTTACAGAACCGTTATATCCTCGCTGGTCGTGTGGATGAAATCGAGACATTCCGCAACGGAATCAAGACAATCCATGCTGTTGATGAGAACGGCGAGGAATGGGTGTATTCTTACAGTTCCATGGAAGAAACCCCGGCAGATGGTCAGAAGGTCACGTTGATTATGAACAGCAACGGAACAGAAACCATCTATGATGACATCATAGAGGATGTTCTGTGGGCACGGCCTGATGAAGTGAATGATTGATGTTCACAGAACAGTCATGAATAAACAACGTATCAACGCGCTAAAATATGACGTTAATAAAATCTACATTTTAGTGCTTGACAAAATTATTGGTATCCTGTATTATGTAGCTAAGAAAGGCAGTCCGTTAGAGGGCTTTTATTTTTACCGTTCAGCTATACAACACAGGATACGAGAGGAGGGCTATAAAATGGAGCAGAACTGGAAGCTTGGTGACGATATGGTTGTAAGTGACAATCTTCTGGATAGTATTACGTTTGAAGATCTGATCCTGACAGTGTATTGCAACTGTCCCAAAATTACAGAACAGGCTGTAAAGAAAGAACTGAAAGAAATTCTTGCGATTCATATGCAAGATATGGAATTTTTACTCGAAAACAATATCAACAAGATAATCGAGTTAGCAAGTAAAAACAGAGAATAAGGAGATGTGAGTATGAAACGCAATAACTATGATTATGAGAATTTTCACTACACAAGTGATAGCTGCCTGGTTCTTATGAGCGAGGTTCGTTATAAGAAAAATGATTTTGGTGAGATGGTTCTTGTACCGGAAGAAACAAAGGAAGAAGTGATTTCGCCTACGTTTTACACAAACTACATCACAGCAATTCCGTTCTTTGATGATGATTTCTTTGGTCCTCACGCTTCTTGTGAAGCTGAATGGAATAGAACACCGGCAGGAGCTGTGCCTACTGTAATAACGACAATCAATGGCGCAGGTGACGAAAAGATTGTTGCAACATTTACATTCCTTAGCAAAAGTAATCTTTTGAATACTGCTGGTTGGCGTGAAAAGGAAATTGTCAAGAATGCAAAATACTTTCACATCGAAAAAGCTGATGGTGCAGATATGATTTATTTCTACACCGAAAGTGATGGCGATACGTCAGAGGGTATTTTTGACACTAAGAGATCTATTTGGAGGGGATAAACGATGACTGATGTTCAGAAAAAGATGTGGGATGCACTGGTTAAAATGTCTGGTGAGGACGTTGCAAGATTATTTGTAAATTGGTGTGGAGAACAAATTCTGGATGATGATTTCTATAAAAATATGATTGATGAGGGAGTGATTGAAAATGAAGAATGATTTTTACTGGAACAGGAACTATATGACTATTGCAAAAAGTATTAACGAAAAGCACCGTACAAAAATTATAATACATAAAAATTGGCAGTGGTATTTAGCTGAATTTGATTCATTGGAACAACTGCATTTCTTTGAAAACGTAGTTGGATTCAGAACTTGCTATCTTGGAATGGAAAATGGAATCGCAAGATTTTCTTTGAGTCATGAGTTTGAAGAAGAAAAATATTTCTGGAAATTGTCTGAACTTCCGGCTGGTGTAAAACCGATTAAAGCATTATGTAATGGTAGTATTGTTACTTGCTATTTTTTGAATGATGGGAAAATTATTCATTGGTATCGTCCGAATCCTAATGCAAGGAATGTTTATAAACCAATGACGTTGCAACAGCATATTAGGCATCATGAAGTGTTTGGTTCATATTGAAGAACAGGAAAATCAGGAGGGTGAAATTTTTTGATTATCGATTCAATTCTTGACCGTAAGGACGGCAGACACTACAGTGCACATAACTTCTATCTTGAAGTCAGAAAATATGAGCGTCTGGGTGTTGGGACTCACGGCGATGATATCTCTATCGCCATGGATTATGGTGATAACAGAGATGTGCAGCGTGTTTTGTGTCAGTATATCCAGCGCAATGGATACCCGACAGACATTGAGGATTACGTAAAAAGTCAAATCTGGGTAGTGTGAACAGCAGATGCTAGGTGATTAGCGGTACTATGGCAGACATAACCGCTACCAATGCAAAAGCATAAAAATATAAAAAGGAGTGATTGATATGGAAACATTGTACGACCGCATTAAGCGAATGGATAAACATGAGCTTGCTGAGTTTATCTATGTTATTTATCAAGCTGGTGTTAAAGATGGTGAACAGAATCTTTGTGATTCTCCCGCTGGATTTTTTGGATGCGGTTACTTCCTTAATGATAATGCAAAAGTATGGATGCCGAATGATAAGCCCGAAGATCTTTATGATGCTTTTTATATCTAAAATCATGCTTTTATCGGAGATGAAAATATGAAAACTGTATACGTTATTGCCGTAAAGCATTTATTCTACTACAAAGGAAACACTCTTAATCGTTGGGAGTATGTTCAATTTGATGAGTATGGGTACACATTTTTTACTGAATCCGTTGATGGTGCGCGGCACTTTTATTCTGTTGATGAGGCTCAAAAATGGTTTGATAAAATCGGCCATGAACTTATCTTTTACGGAAAACGTAAAGGCCAGTATGATTTAGAGTCTCTTTGTATTAAGAGCGTTGTTTTCCGAGACCCTATTGTAAATTTTGTAAGAGATTTGGATTTCAAAAACTGATAAAACAGATATTTTACAATGATTAAGGAGATTCTAATGAAACCATTAAGAGATAATCCTATCGAAGAAGGAATAGATGCTTTCTTTGAAGAAAAACAAAGACTCGAAGAAGAAAAGCAAAAACTCGAAGAAGAAATTAGAGATTACGAACAGGATTATTTGGACCGATATTATGATCTGTTAGAGGAGGAAGAACTTTCCGAACGCTTGGACCTTTATGACGATTTATGGATGGGAGAATGTTTTTCTGACAAAGAAACACATCCTGATAAACCTTTGACCGATGTGACGATGGAGTCGAGGTAAACATAATGCTTATTTACGATCATTTGAAATGCCCGTTTTGTGGCACACTGAATAAGTTCATTCGTGGTAATGGTAGAGAACTTGATAAGTTCAAATGTTTTTATTGCCATAGTTGGTTTGAAAAACAAAGTGACAATGAATATATTGCCGTGAATGACAGAAATGAAACAAAAACAGCAGAAAAGAATTTTATTTATACTCCTGAATCATGTGGTGTTGTTCTTGCAGTGAAGATCGAAGGTGATAAAGAAAAGCTTCCTGTGGCAACGCTTTCTTTTGCTTTTGGCGGAACTTATAAAACAACATGGTGTCAGAGTACGCTTGACAGATTCAAGAAAGGAATCAATTCGTACACATGGTTCTTTGATGAGCGACCAACAAAAGAGGATTGTTTTGAAGATTACTGTATTAAGGGGTGATAAAAATGTATTCTGAAAAGGAATTTATTGAAGCATTTTGCTGGATGTATGGCGTGTCTAAAGCGGAAGCCGATAAAGCATATATGACCAGTAGTGAAAAGCACATTGAAGCAATCATCAATTGTTATAAATCGAATTATCAGAAGGCATTTTACAATGATTGAGGTGATAAATATGACTGAAAAAGATAAGCGTGTTTTGAAGTACGCGATTGATAATTTGATTGCAAGAGAAAATAACTTGTGCGAAGGATTTTGCAAAAACAATCCCGCACATAGAGCAGAACGTGAGCGTGACCGGGATTTGGTTATCTTTGGTATTAGTGATGTTTTGTGTGAAGTTGAGCGTCTTGAAGAACAAGAGAAAAAGATGTTAGAGAAAGCCAAACATGAAGTGGTTTGGTTTTGATTGGGGTGATAAAAATGGATACTAACATAAACCATTTTAACAGTAGAAAAGAATACATGGAGCTTGTTTATCACAATTCTGATCCGTTTGATTTTTGGGAAGAAGTGCGAAAATTTCACAAGGAACGTGAGCAGGAGGAAAAGGAACATGACCAACACTGAAAAGAATATCGTTCTCGCAGCTCTTTCTTTCTATCGGCGTAAGCTGATGGATCAGAGTGTTTCATTCCTTAGAGCTGGCAATCACGAGGATGCAAAGCAGTCAACGATGAAAGCGGCCAACGTGAATGCGTTGGTGATTAAGTTTACAAGAGAAAAGGAGCTTGTAATATGAGAAACCTGTCTAAACAGAACCGCAAGAAAATTTTTGATTTGATTCGTCGGGATTGTGATTTTGTTGGTTCTTACGATCTGGAGCATTCTGAAGAAAGTGTTTTGACCTATCTTCCGAAGCGTGGAACACAGATCTACAAAGATGTTGAAGAAGTTCGTGTCGTAAAAAATCGCAAGACCGGAAACTGGGATGAGTCCATTGTTGATATTCGATGGAAGCACGGTATGACCTTGGTGGAAGCCGAAATGATTGAGCGTAAGTATCAGTGTAAATCTAACAAGTGAGGGTGTGGAATATGAATAACGAAAATAAGATTGTTGTTACTAGCTGGAATGGTAAGTCTTGGGAAATGACACCTGAACAGATTGAAGCAGCGTACCGTTACAAAGAGCATCAGTATCGTATTGAAGATGCAGAGAATCGGCTTGATGGCAATGCTGATTGGATTGAGGAAGAATACGGTTATTCTCCCGATGAGATTATGGACTTTGCTGACGAGTTAGCAGAACGATTCGAGGACAAATTTGATTGCAATGTATCAGAAAATGATACTTGGGTAGCCCGTATCACAGAAATGTTTGACGCCGCAGGTAGAAAGGAGAGTAATGATGACTGATCCTTGTCGTTACTGTGTGGCACCGGATCGTTATCCTGGTTGCCACGACCATTGTGAGAAACTGAAAGCCCATCGTGAAAGTGACGAGTATAAGAAGCTGTGCGAATATAAGAATACATACTTAAAAAGCCATTCGGCAGCAAGCTCTACACAGATTAACAAAGCGATGCGGTATTTTAAATGTAAAGGTTATAGCCTTTATGGATTTAAGAATGTTGGGAGCGTGTAAAATGAACGGCTATTACGTCACTATTGAAACAAGCGTTACTTACACAACGTTTGTTGAAGCAGATAACAAAGATGATGCTTGTGAAATTGCGAAAGATAGATTTATTGCCGGTGAAATCGAACCAGATAATCCAAACCCAATGGATATTGATTATGTTACGGTAAAAGACGCAAAGGAGTGATAAAATGAGAGAATTTGAAGGTTTTATTTTTCCTAACGGAAGAATTGTAGCGATTCCTGAAGAGGAATATATGGCAGCTATCGAAGCAGGGAAAGAAATTCTTGTGTTTTGTGGTGGATGGGCTGGTGGATACGCTAGAGCGTTTGGGGCAGATAAGGAACAGGATATTTATGAGCCTGATAAAACTTGTTACATGGTCTATTCGTATGATGTCATGGATAAGACCTTTACGCCAGAAGATATGAAGCGGTTCGCAAAAGTGATTGTCACAGATGGTATCCGTGTGTACATGAAAACAGGTGAGTCGGCCAGTGATTATTATTCTGGAACCTTCTGTGACTGTGGTACGAAAGACAGGCTCGAAGAACATTACCCTGACACTTGTAGCAACGATATTGAACAATACGATTTCAGTGATTGTCAGACAGTTGATTTTGATATGACGGTTCGTATGCTAGGTGCAGATGATAAAGATTATGAAGGTATGGTAAAGATGCTCAAGGGGATTTTGAGGTGATAAAATGATAAAACGCGACTTTGAAAAGTATGGAGTCAAGTTTCATTTAAATGATTTCCGTCGTAATGAATTCGATGCTCGTTACACACTACTTTATTTTAATGATGCTATAGGATGCTGGGATGAGTGTTGTCATGTGTCCACTAAAAAAGAAGCCATTGACGCAGTTGACTATATGAAAAGATGGAAGATAAACGCATTCAGAGAATAACAAGAGGAGTATAAAATGTGGGATTTAATTAAAGATGAATATTCCCCAAAATATGGAATCGGGTGTGCGACCTTTTTCCGTGACAAACAATTAAAAACAGCGATGGTTATGTATAAATATGACGGTCGTAGTGTTATGTTTTGCTATTCCGAGTACGATAATAAGATTCTATTTGACGGTGATAAAGACGAAATTGAGATGACTATCAAAAAGAAACTCAACTTTTGGAAGGATTAACTATGTGGGATTTAATGGGTAACAATTATTCAGAAGTATACGGTATTGGATATGCTTTACTGAATGGAATTTCAGCTGGGTTTTATGTAAGTGTCATGTACAAGAATCTTGGAAATGAAATTTACTTCTATTATCTTGATGATGCTCCTTACGGAGAGCTCGATGATAATACCAAAAATAAAATTGAGGATATTATCTATGATGACCTTAATAAGCGTCATATTTTTGGGGAGGACTGATTATGTGGGATTTAAGAGAAGTTCATGCACTGCACGATGGTGATGGCTGGATTTGGAATGAATCGTTCCATCACAAGGATGTGTTTGTGGGCGAGGGTGAAGATCCGAAAGAAATCTTTTGGCAAGAATGTCAGATGTTCTTTCTTCAGGATTATCTGAGTAAGTATGATGTCGTGGATGTGAATGGTGGCAATATTTTGGAACTTCAGCTGAAGGATTCAGGTGAACCGGTTCTCGCCATGATTATAGCTGAGTAAAGGAGAATGAATTATGACTCGGTTTTATCTTAATGCAGGTGCTCTTAGCCGTTGGATGCACCAGAATAAAGCACAATATACTGGTGCTTACGTTGAGGGTGTTTTGGTCGATAGTTTTGTCGTTGAAACAAAGCGTGGAGTTGCGGCTATCTATGAACACGCTCTGAATGAGTGGACAAGCAATTATTATGTTGAGTTCACCGATTATAAAAATGGTTTCAAAAATGGAGAGGTCGATAAGATTTGGTCTGATTGGCACGCATTTGAAGAAAAGGTAAGCGCATAAGAGGTGAATAGATATGAGTGACACTGAAAAGATTATCAATGCGTTAAAAGATGAATATTCTTATTGTCAAGATATTGCTTACATTGCACAAAAAGAAGGCGATGAAGAGAAAATGACATGGTATTATGGTAAAGCAACCGGAATTAAAAAGTCTATTGAAACAATCGAAAAAATGAAGAATTACGGAATTGTTTTATAAAAGGGAGATTTTAGATATGAAAAACCTGTATTGCTATGATAATGAAATCATAAAATGGACTTTACGCGACAATCTATATTGTTTGCATATTCAGCACGATGATATTGCGGACAATAATCCTCGTTGGTGGGACGAACATGATTCTGTAATGGCCTGTTTTCATTCTCGGTATCGTCTTGGTGATAAGATTGATGCGAGTACGGCAGAAGAGTTTTGGAACAATCTTGTTTACGAGTATTGCTCTGATGAAGAAATTCTGGATGCACTTTTTAACATGAAGTTGGAAGATACCTGTGTCGTTGTTGATGAGAATTACAGTGACGAAAAACGATATACTATTTGTGGTATCGGAACTCTTTTTGATAAAAAGGTCTCTAATAATCCAATGTATGTTGGATTAAAGTATAACGAAATTGCTACATATGTTGCTGGTGAATTTTCTATTCGAGATTGTCAGATTCTTCTTGATAAGCATATTGCATGGCTTCCTCTTTGGCTGCACGATCACTCTGGTTTATCTATGGATTGTGATACACGGTTCAGAGGTTCGTGGGATGACAGTAATGTTGGTTGGATTGTGATCGCTATTACGGATGGTTCGGATAATACCAAAAACGAAGCAGAACGAATCATGCGTAACGAGGTAAAGACTTACAGCGATTATCTTTCTGGTGAAAACTATGGCTATACGCTTTATAAAGAAGAGCATGGAGAGTGGAAAGAAATTGACAGAGCATTCGGATTTATCGGTTCCGATGTATTTGAAAACGGTATCACATACAGCGTTGGCTGTGGCCTTGAAACAGCATTAAAGGAAGATCGGTGCCGTATCGGTGATGCAGAGAAGGTTGTGACCGTCACTTATAACTTTGATAAATGTTGAGTCCTAAAAGGGGTTGAATAGATATGGCATATAAATACACCGAAGAAGAAGTTTGGGATGCGATTCATACACTTTCTGATATGAGAGCTGGATTTAACTGCTTTGACGAAAATGATGTACAGAAGTATGAAGCGTGTTCAATGGGGATTGTTGCATTAAGAACGCTTGTGGACGCCGATAAAAGTTGAATTTTATCGTAGTTTTGATGAAAATAACAAACGATAATACGTTAAAAAGAGGATATCGAAATGGATGATAACTTGATGGAACGTCAGATTGCCGACTACATGGTGAAATATGGCACTGAAAATACAAACTACGGCGCATGGGTGTTTGAAGTTGATGAGTTGGCAAAGAAATTTGATGTTACAGAGGAGTGGATTCAGGAACATGAAGACGGTATCATGTCTGAGCTGTATCTCAGAGAAGAAGTAGCTGACGTTGAACGTGAATTAAGCGGCAATGATATGACTATCACACTTTTTGATGTGGATTTCTACACCAACTATTGCCCTAACTATATTGAAGACGAACAGGAAAAAGATGATGGCGTGGATCAATATTGGTTTGCTGAAACACGTTGGTGTACCGATGATATTATCGGTATTGCAAAAGACAATGGAATTGAAATGACCCCGCAGCAAGCAGAACAGTGGTGGAAAAAGAATGAGAACTGGTTCAAAAATGCTCTTGTTGAATATGGTAACGAAGTGCTGGAAGATGCAGATTTTGATGAGGTGTAATTATGAAATACGAAGTTACTATGGTTAAAACTGGATATATTTATGTCGAAGCGGATAGTAAAGATGAAGCGATGAGTATTGCCGACAATCAATCCGAAAGTGCTGTAAACTGGTGTGATTATTGGGGAGCAACAGACGCTATCGAGGACGAAGATCCTGATTTTCATGAAGAAGTTTGCGGCTATATAAGAAAATAAAAGGAGAGTTTTATTATGAAAAAATTGAATGTTACTGTAAATTGTATGGCTGTCTACAATAGTTATATTGAGGTTCCTGAAGATATGAATATCAAAGAGGCTATTCAATACGCAAAAAAGCATATTACTGATATCCCTCTTGGCACTCTCGAATACACTCCCGATAGTGATGAGTTGGATGAAGAAAACTGCGATTTTGAGGAGGAATGATGTATTACCATCTTGAATACTCTATTAGGCACTTTATGTACGGCGATACATACAGAGGACATGAAATATATCCTACAAAAGAACTGCGTGATGCAGAGCTTGACTGGATGAAAACGTGCTACAGCAAGCCGACAGAGCTTGTCTATGCAACGTATGAAACCGAAACGCTAGACGAAGATAAGATAATAATATGAAGGAGAAAGATATATGTATAATGTTGATGAACATGATTTCAAAGTCAAAATTCATAATGGCTGGCTGATTGCTACGGAATCGGCAGATAAAGAAAGCTATCCAGGGATGGGAATTTTTTACTCTAAAGACGGGGAAACATTTTCATGGGACGATTTGATTACAATTGTTGAACAGGACGCAGAAAATGATAAGATTCGGACTGACCTGTACAAGAAAGATTATGAGAATTGTTGCTATGTTTTTGATTATGAGGATGGAGAATTGAGGGAGTGAATGTTATGACTAGTCGTGAGATTGCAGAAAATTTTATCAAACGTATGAATCCGTCTATGTGGGCTGGTATTGGTCAGAAACCTAATGATTTTGATACCAGAATTGTTACATACACTATTGATGGTTTTCCTGAATATGAGCTTGATGTTTCGTATGATGAAGATGACGAATTGGGCTACGCTGTTATGCTTGAATTGAGATGGGCAGATAATGGGGAGTTGATTTACGTTCTCAATACTCAAAGGGTTAATTCCGAAGATGCAATCGAATACTCAATCGATTCAATCATTGATAATCTTTAATAGAATAATATAAAGGAGAATAAATATGACAAAATTTGAGAAACAGACGGTCATTAACGCATTGCATTTTTATAGCGAATATTGTTGCAACCACAGTGAAAAATCTGCGAATATGATAGCACAGAAATGTACGGCTGAAGGATTGCTTTATACGTTTCAATCTATTCTGGATGAAAAGGCAGGAAGTGTAAAAATCTAAATAGAATCGAGGTTTTAAGAAATGAAACAGCTTGATGTTGGGAGATTCTATTGTACGGATAGTTATTGTTATCAGTATTGTAAGGAAATTTCTCCTACGAAGTATCAGTTTACTCAAATCAATCCATATAGTCTTAACTATAGCAAAGAATTTGGGTATTGTGTTGTGACAAGTGAAATTGATGTGTCAGACATGAATATTGACGATGTTAAAGAGGCAATCTCTGGGTTTTACAATTCGTTTGCTGAAATGATTGAAGATTACGGAGAAGGCTGCTCGGTTGGTACATATCTTGAACTTATTGCTGAATGTGCTTTTGAAAATGAGCGTTGTGAATTTCGTTGTACTAATGGAATGAGTTTGGAAGCGTGTATTAAATATCAACATGATTGGATGTTAAAGAATTCTTGAAAGGGGAACATAAAATGGAACTGTGCAATTGGATTTGGTGTGTTATTAAATGCAGCGTTGAAGGCGCAGCGTTTGAGCCGGAGTTTTTTAAGAGTGAACAGGAAGCAAAGGATTTCATAAGGAAGGATGCGGAAGAATGTATGGCAACGTATTCTGACTATTCTGATTTCCAGATTGCATTTGATCCTGAAGGTATGAGTGCATTAGTTGGCAACAAAGATATGAGCTGGACATGGCAAGGATTTGAAGTAACCCGTAAGATTGAGAATCTGTGTGAGGAGTAATGGATATGGATGTCAATAAGATTAAAGAATTTGAGCAGAAGATGGTCGATAGCGCATTCATTGACGCTGTTGATTATGATCCGAAGGTGGCTGCGCGAGCTGTGGGAGCACGTAAGATGAAAATGAAGGGTGTGTGCTCCTTTAACGAATACATTAGTTATTTACAGACCATTACCGGCAATGCAAAATTGTTTTGGAAGTATCAGTTTTGAGGTGATGATATGGTTCTAAAACTTGAATTTACCGATGGTCACGAGCCATGGATATCATTTCCAATGAATAGAGAAGAGGCTTTAAACCTATGGAATAAGCTGAGTAAGATGCCAACGGTACGACCGGAGTTCAGGTTTGGCAAATTGAAGTGTCGCTGTGATTGTCTTGGCAACTGGTATGTTGCTCAGTGGTTTGATGGAATGCACAAAAGTAAGGAGTTCAGATATCTTGCCAACGCATTGAAATACATGGAAAAAGAAACGGTTTGATAAAACAGTTCTTTTATCATGAAAACGACATGAAATAAGTACATAGATACGTTAAATAAAAGGAGAAAATAATGAGCGAAAAAATTGTGGTAACGAATTGGAGCGGAAAATCGTGGGAAATGACTTCCGAGCAGATTCTGGCAGCATATCGGTATCAGGAGAACCAGTTCCGAATCGCAGATGCAAAGAATCAGCTTGAATTGAATGCTGATTGGATTGAAGAACAGTATGGGTACACCTACGGTGAGATTCTTGAGTTTGCAGAAGAGTTGGCTGAACGATATCATGATAATGAAGATTGCAATGTTTCTGAGAATGATATGTGGGTAAGTCAAATCGAAAGAATGTTTGAAGCAGCTGGAACAAAGGAGTAAATAAAAATGAATGAAAAGCGATTTGAAGTAGATACACCCATCGGGAAGATTGTCGCAGAGGGTTTTGCAGAGCCATATCCTGAGATTGTGATTTACCTTAAGAGAAATGATGGCGAAACAATCAACCTGTCTAGTATCAATTATGACAGTAGTGGTGATATTGAAAATTATCTTTGGATGGATGTGCTCAGTGACGAGTACACAGACCATAAGAGCTGGACGTCTGAAGATTTGACCGCAGATTTTTCTTAATGAGCGAAAAGGAGTAAAACAAAATGGCTACTAACAATTCTATGACCGTAATAACCTCTAAGCCCTTCGGAGCACTGAATGTGGACGTGTACCAGAATGATAAACACCAATATTACATGACCCGTGAACAAATTGGTACGGCGCTGGAATATGGAAACCCTAGTAAAGCGATCCAGAACATTCATGTCAAAAATTCAGACAGGCTTGACCCTTTGAGCTCGTTCCTCAATCTGAGGAATGAGGTCGGAAATCATACGCAAATGCGTCAAGTATATGTTTACAATCTTCGCGGCGTAATGGAAATCTGCCGTCTTTCTCGTCGGCCGAAGGCAGATGCATTCATGGATTTCTGCTGGGACATTATGGAATCTTTGATGCGTGGTGATTCCGTTCTGGCTACTCCTCAGATGGATGCTGCACTGAGTAAGGAGTTCATTGATGTAAGACTTCATGCTCTGTTTGATAGTATGAAGAGCCTTCAGAGCGAACTTGATTCCACCCGTAAGGATCTCAGTGAACAGATTGAGGAAGCTCGTGCCACTAGCAATGAAGCACTGAATGTGATTAGCAGCGTATCTCAGTGTGTCCATCAGATCAAGGACAAGCAGATGGATGATGCAATTCGTTCCACTAGAAACTTTACTCCTCGTAAGGATGTAATGAGTGACTGGCGTAAGAAGATGTATGAACGTATCAATGTGATTGCCGCAATCAATGAAATGAAGGTTCAGGATGTATTCCGTGATATTTACGAATATATGAATCGTGTCTATACCTTCGTTATTGAGGAAGAACGCAGAAAGTATTGCGCAAGAACTGGTCGCACCGGTCACATTCCTACGATTGATGTGGTCGAAGCAAGCAAAATGTATAAGTCTATCTTTGGCGCTCTGGTTGAGGATCTGTATACCGAGGCAATCAACAAGAAGAAGGAAGAAGCTACTGAACAGAAAGCTCTGCCTGAAGCGAAAACTATTGAAGCAGCTCCTGAAGTGAATGTTTGCGCCGCTCCTGTGATTGAGGTAGAAGCTAAGGAAGTTGAGCCTGAACCGATTGCGGAGAAAAAGCCCAAGAAGCAGAGCGAAACGGCAAAGATTCTTATCCCGATTCTGTTACCTTTGGCAGAAAAGCTTAATGATAAGCCTCAGTACAAGCACACTTACACTTTGATTTACGAGCGTATTGGCTATAAGAAAATGAATAATTTGTTTGTGGCTTACGAAAAGGCACATGGTAAGGCACCTCATCCGAAGACTAAGGTGTTTATCGAAAATGAAAAGAATCTCGCGCTGTTTAAGAAGACTGTGAAGCAGTTGATGAAAGAACAGGAGGATAAGTAAATGTATGTAATATCGAATGGTCACAACTATTGGAAGATTGATAAATTCGAGGTGTGAGATATGCTCAAATATGGAAATATAACGTGTAAACGTTGTGGTATTACATGGTATGGACCAAAATGCGGAAAGCTTTACTGTGAAGAGTGTCGCAAGGTTGTAAATAACGAGAAGAGTCTCAAGTGGTATAGAAGTAATAGAGAGCTTGTTGCAAGGAATCGTGCAGAGAAAAAGGCAATGAGGTGAATATAATGAGCGCAGCTGTTGAAAGAAAAGAAGAACAGATATCTAAATTGATTTATTTTAATCCTAAACCTTCCGTTCCGGCGAAAAAGCGTGGTGTTACAAAAAGTAAGCAGAAGCGTAAGCGTAATATTTCTCCAATTAGAAGCTTGGATGATGTTCAAATGATTTCGGAATACTTCTGGGATAAAAAGCAATATCGCAATTGGTGTCTATTTAATGTCGGCATTGCAACTGGGTTGCGTGCTAGTGACTTGCTTAAATTGAAAGTTTCTGATATGTCTTACTGTCTTTATAATGGAAAAATTGAGGTGGTTGAGGACGCAGGAACTTGCATTGTCGAAGAAAAGACTTCTAAATATCGTGAAATCATTCTTACTCCAGAAGCGAGAGATATCGTTGAAACATACATTAAGATTGCAAATCTTGGATATGACGATTGGATGTTTCCGTCTCGGCAGGGGACTTGGAAAAAGTCGTTGAGGACAAATGGTGGAGATGGGAAAACTGGTATTCCTCATATTGCAGAACCAAAAAAGGCCGGTGATCCTATTGATGTTGATTCTTTTGCTCGTATCCTTCGTAATGCTGGCAGAGATTTGGGTCTTAATTACAAGATTGCATCTCATTCTTGCCGTAAGACATTTGGTTATCGTGAGATGTGTCTTAATAAAGATGATAACCAGGCATTGTCTTGGATTCAGGGTCAGTTGAATCATAGTAGTCAGGATATTACATTACGGTACGTTGGTTTTGATGAGGATAAGGCAAAAGAATATTATAAGAAGACTTTTTATGGTGTGAATACACACAGCTTGGAAGACTGAGGTGTGTGATGGCTGATACTTATATTAAAATCTGGGATACTTATGAGAGCTACTTTGAACCCCTTAGTGCTGCTGAGGTGGGGCGTCTGGTACTGGCGATGATGAAATATAAATCGTCTGGAACGGAGCCTGAGCTCAACGGAAATGAGCGGTATGTGTGGCCTGCTATCAAGAGAGATTTGGATAAAGATGCCGAATACATCGAAGGTAAGAGAATTTCTGGTAAAGCTGGTGGCTCATCAAGCAAGCGTAAGCAAAACGAAGCAAACGCAAGCAAAACAAAGCTAGAAAAAGAAAAAGAAAAAGATAAGATATCGTCTTCGTCTTGTGATGAGACGACAACGACGAAACCCATCGAGGATGTTTTCCGAGAGAATATCGGGAAGCTTGGTGCTACTGGTCAAAAGGCTTTAGCAGAATATGTTGAGCGCATGGGTGATGAACTTGTACTTGCTGTGATTGGAAAGTGTTCTGATCTCGGCGGTAGTACATGGGCTTATGTGCGAAAAGCTCTGGATGAAGCAGAATCTCTTGGTTGCAAGACCGCTGATGATTATCGCCGGGCTTGTCCGATAGGGAGTGGTCGTAACACAAGAGTGAGTAGGGAGATGCCTAGTTGTGGTGATTGGCTGAAGAACGCAACGCATAGACGTCCGCTGATAAAGAAAGACGCTTAAAAGTAATATTTTAGGAGGAGCTTATGGGTAATTGGTACAAAGTATCAGGTCAATACGATGACGGTTGTAAGGTGTATAAGAAAGACTATATCGTCTTTGCAGAGTCCAGCTCTGATGCAGAACAAAAGATTTTTCACTTGAAATTGCCGTATGATTGTTCTTTTTTTCCTTGCACGGTAACTCAGTTGATTAAAAATATTATTTATGAATTTTAATAAAAGAGTGATTTTAGGAGCGTGATTATGTGAATGAAGATATCGTTTTGCGAGGCGATGAAGCAAAGCAGTTTGTGTATAATCTGCATCATCCCAATGTTGCTAAAATAGTGGAAGAGAATAGACGACGGGATAAGGCACTTGATGAAGTGAACTATCAGGAAACAGATGATGGTTTTACGTTTGACATTGATAAAAGTAAATTGGAGGTTTAAATTATGGGACTGTTACTTGGCTTGGGTTTGCTTGGAGCGGCATTTGGCATTGATGCAGCAAAGCAAGCACCGTTTGATAGAGCGTATCGTCGTCTGGAAAATGAGTGGGGAACTTGTACATCGGAAGAGAGTAAGCGATGTGATGCTCTGAAATATGCCGTACAGAACGGTTTGTGTTTCGAGAATGAAAAAAAGCCTGTAATTGAGTGGCAGAAGCTGAGGGATCTTCAGTGGAAATATCAGCTGGCTGGTATTTCTTGGCCGAGAGAATCCGCGATTCGAGATGTGTGTCGTCTAGCAGCTCGTGACCGTGGTTTTGAATACAAAGGATATCTGCGAAACACATTAACGTTTGGTTATATCACTGATCCGAAAAATATTTGCAAACTTGGCATCGTAGATTGAGAGGAGATTTGAAAATGAATAACACTCGTAGAAAAGCTATTAAGCAGACTATTGATCGTTTTTGTTCCATCCGTAAGAAGCTGGAAGAACTTGTATCTGAGGTCGAAAGTGTAAAATCCGATGTTGAGGATATCCAATGGGAAGAAGAAGAGTATCGTGACAATATGCCGGAAAACCTGCAGGAAAGTGAACGGTACGATAAGGCAGATGGTGCTTGCACAAACCTGTCCGATGCCGTGGATTCTCTTGACGATATGATTGGTGCGATTGGTGCGTTGGATTTTGACTTTGATGATGTAACTACTTCTCTGGAGGAAGCAATGGAATGATTAAGACCACAAACCCATTAAAGAGAAGTGCATGGGCTGTGTTCTTGTACAAAGGCAGACAAGTTTATTCATATCTTTTGCGTAATAGTAATCTTGGGGACAAGGAACGCATGGTAGAACTGTTGGCACGAAGGTACATGACAGAGCCTGAGAATATTGTTGTAGATATTGAATTTAGAGATTGAGGTGATAGAGAATGACCGCGTTTGTAATGTTTGCTTTTAATGTGGTACTTATAATAGCAGCGAATAGTAATCCGTTTGCGTTTTAAGTGGAGGCATGAATATGAAAGAACTGGAAGAAATTTACAATCGATTATATGATGAATACATTGACGCTAGACGAGAGCATTTTGAGTCTGCTATCGATATGAAAAAGAATGGTGATAGAATATATCTACATGGTAAAGTGCATGGGTTAGAAATTGCTATTAACATCGTCGATGAAGTGCTCAATGGGGTTAAGGCAGAATATATCAAGGAAGCTTTTGACGTAGACCCATATAAAACCTAAATTCTGTGGAGGATTTGAAAAATGACAGACAAGGAAAGAATCAACGAATTGCGTAAGGGCATTTGTAAGCTGGAGCGTCACCTAGATAATGTTTGGAAAGATTTAGGGCTAAAGAATTTTCAAAACAAGATGCAAGAGTTCCGAGCATATGATTACTACAACACGATTCTTATGACAATTGACATTCTTGGTGGCGACCATCAGCGTAACGAGAATGGCAGGCACAAGATTTTTGTTGCTGGTGTGACTGATGATACTGAGGTAGACCACAATGAAGATTGATTTGACTCTCAATGAAGCACGAGTTATACAAGAGGCGCTTGATGCGACGAGTTTGTGTCGGTCTGGATGCTACATTGGTTACAAGAGTGACGATGAGGATTTATGTTTCAGACTTGATAAGAACGGAAACTACCGCTGTAAGCTGATGCGTGAAATCGATTCTATCAATAACAAGATTGAAAAAGCAATGCACAAGGGTCGATAAAATCCGGGTTCTTGTGGATACTTAACAAAAGGATGTGCAGATCGATGATATAACTATTGATGACGTAGGATTATTAGTAAAATTTTGGTAATTTTGATAATTGTGTTGAATAATATCTTTATGCGGTGTATGCTTGAGGCAACCTCAACACAAGATGGTCAAGCTAAAAGAATGTGAGGTTAATATAATGTGGATTATGATAATTTTGTTTATGGTATTGAATGCTGTGCACGCACTTGGTATGTTAGAAGCGCTTTCTGATGCTGATGACCAGAGTGAGCGGTTGGCGATGGAACAGGGAAAGGATAGTCGAAATGGATAATTTGAAACCGTGTCCGTTCTGCGGTGGGGAAGTTGCCATTGCAGAGGGTGGTTATCGCCAAACACGATGGATGTATGTTACGAGAGGAAACAAAGAAAATAGGTGCAACTGCTATGTTATCATGGAAAGCAAAACTTACGACTTTGATTGCTCTGAAAAAGACAAGGAAAGAATTAAAGCTGACCTTATCGAAGCATGGAACAAACGAATTTGTAAAAGTTAAGATTTAAGGAGAGATAGATATGAGAATTGTAGATATTGAACCTTTAATGGATGAGCTTTCCGAAGAAATTGATGCCGCACAGATTCGAGGTGATACAGAACGCATTCAAATTTTTACGGACGAATTAGATGATATAAGCTCCATCCCGGTTATTGACGATTTGAACACGAAACTTAAAATTAGTAGATGGGTCAGAACAAAGAAAATGATCGTCTCTTATCGCTGTGAAAAATGTGATTTTGAAATTGAAGGGACGCTTTTGTATAAATATTGTCCTGAATGCGGAGCAAAAATGCAGAATTCAAGAGACTGATAAAAGCTGAGATTTAGGGGGAAAGTTTACATGGACAAAGTGAAATATTCTGATTACAACATAGAAGACCTGAAACAGAGAAGGAAATCTTATGGGAACGGCATTGAAATTTGCAGAAGTGGAGATGGAATTGACACTTCAATCGGTAGCAAAGTATGTTTTCCTGGACAAACATTGTTGCCGGATGAAGCGATTGCTTTTGCGGAGAATCTAATTAAGGTTGCGAATGAAGCAAAAGATTTCAAGTATAACGGATGCTTTATCAATTGGCTTGAGTAAAACTAATCTTTTATAGGAGGTGTTTTATGACAAAGGAAGAACGTGTGGCAAGAATTGCAAAATATTATACTACACTCCACTTATTCGGAGATTGGTACTTGGTTTGGAATTGGTCGAAAAATTGCCGTAGTTGGATGCGACTTATTCCATATTACATTTTGACGAGGATTAACGAAGAAGGCGTAAAATGATTTATACGGTTACAATGATTGACTCGTTTAAGAACGAGCAGAATGCGAAATTCAGTTCGCCAGTGTCAAACACCAAAGACATCTATTGGATGCCGGATGATAGTTGGATTGCTGGATTCTTTACAGATTTAGCAGAGGCTATTCGAGTTGTTAAAGAAAACGTGACTGACATCTTTGAACATTGTTATAATTACGCAGTCGTTGAAGGATACGAGGAAGGTCTGTATCCAAGACCGGAACTGACGAGGTGGTTTAAATATGATGCTGAGAGTGACACAGCATTCGAGATTGAACCGCCGCTGCATAATAAGGTGGCTGGATATGCTTTTTGAAGAAAGGGGATAGGAGTTATGAATAGTGTACTTATTGATCGGAACGTAGCTAAGAAGGTAGAATCCATCTTCGAGCATCCTGATAAGGTCTATTCGGTGTATTTGAAGGCTGGCGGAGATGTCGTTTGGCTACAAGGTGAAATTGAGTTGTATGAATTTTTGCGCAGCTTATAAAACCAATATTTTTGAAAGGAAGTGATTTTTATTAACTCAAATCTGTTAATAAATCGTGAGCAAAGTATTGCTGTTGTATGTATAATGTGCTTGCTGGTAGGGAATCTTGTATCGAAGGTCAGCCCTGTGACTCAGAAGCGGAGTAATTCGTACCTTTATAATAGTAGTCCTTCAGCAGTGAGTATTGTACAACAAGAGGAAAAGGAGCCAGAAATCATTGTAGAGACTGTTATTGAGACGCGGATTGCGAACTTCAATCAGGGAAAGCGCGAACTCACTGATGATGAGCGTGCTCTTGCGGAGCAGATCGTTGCTTGTGAGGCAGGGGCTGATAGCCTAGAAGGTCAGATGGCTGTCGCCCAGTGCTTATATGACTCCGTTGTGATTGATGGAATTACAATTCAGGAAGTTTTTAAGAAGTACGGGTACAGTACCTTATATAATAGGAAGGTGACGGCAGAGAACGAGCTGGCTGTATCTATGGTGTTTGAATACGGCGCTAAAATTTCAGACAAACCAATCCAATGGTTTGTGACCCCGGCGGCAGCTCCCGGCAGTTGGCACGAGCGAGGAGCAACGTTTGCTGGACAATTTGGCGCACACAGGTTCTATTATAACGCAAAGTTGGTTGTGGATGATGCTGAGTAAATGGTATCATCTAAAATTTTGATAAAACTGCACAACAAAAAGATGTGAAATATATTGACTAAAACAAAAGGCTGTGTATAATATATCTTGAAAGTTGGTTGCGTAAGTGGAAGGTGGTATTGTGATGAGTGAGAGAAAGGTTTTGAAGATTATACGGGTTGATGATTTTTTAAAGTACATAAGAAAAAAGCGAGTGTGGGTTTGCTTTGTTTGCAATGGTGTGGATGTCCACATGATCTGTAACAAAATGACCGACATTAGCGCAGAGACGCATGGTATTGTCAAAGGTGTTGGCTTTTTCGGGAACGAGAGTCATGTTGAGCTGCGGAAAGAATGTCATGAAGTAAGAATGGTGGAGTTTAGGCCTAGTAGCAAAGAGAAAGCTTATGAGATGATCTTCGGCAATACCAGCGTGCTTGTGTCAGAGAATCCTGAGTTGTACGGTCACTAAAATATTTTCAAAAACCTCTTGACTTCTGCAATGGTATCCTGTATAATATAGCTATGGAACGGAGCTACACTATTATAGAGGAGAAAGACTATGGACAACAATATTGACCCAAAGGTCGGAGAGGTTTGGTTGGTTGATCTATCCAACGCGACAGGTCATCAGCAGCGCGGTATTCGACCGTTCGTTGTGACGAGCAACAATAAGCGCAACTTCTTTAGCCCCACGATCAAAGGGAATCCATTGTCTTCCAGAATATACAAGCACTCTCCGGTTCATGTCCTACTTTCAAAGGAAGACTGTGATTTCTTAGAGGTTGACAGTATCGTTCTTTGTGAAGAGACTGACACACTTAACAAAGGACAGTTCATCAAAAAACTTGGTGTCTTGTCGGAGCGTCAGATGAATATGATCGCAATGGCAAGATGCAAGGATGAACCGTTTTTGCTCGCAGCATTCCTGAGCGGCGTACAACATACCATGGAATTTCAGAATTTTGCCGCATTTGCTTGATTTTTCATAATGGTTAATGGTACACTACATATAATAAGAAGGAGTGTGCCACTATGCTTACTGAAGAAAAGATCAAAGCTTTTGCTGAAAAGTATTCTGATAGAAGCGGTGAGTTTGTTGTATCGACACTTAGCCATGTTATGGATTACGAGGCCGAGTGTGGGTATGAGCTATTCGACTTCATAAAGAGTGATTTCGTAAAGATGTTTTCCCAGTATAACTGGGTAAACTCAAGCCGCTCATTCAAAAATGTGAAGTCGATAATCACAGGCTACATCAAAAGCGAAAACGAAACAAGTATGTATGATCTAGCTGACTTTTCAGAGAGCGATGTAAGCGCAGACAATATGTATGCGGATAAATACTTCGCATCAGTTGATGAGTTTGTTGACTTCTTAAATAAGTACGAAGAGCCATATCAGATTCGCATGAACGTGATTGCTGCACTGTACTGGATTGGCCTTACTTCTGAAGAAGTTTCTAACCTGACGATTAACGATGTCGATTTTGAATCTTGTACAGTTCTTGACAAGACCGATGTTGACGCAAAGTTGATAGATATTATTAAGCAGTGTTATGAAATGAAACAGTATGACGCTCCCAATAAGGGAGGGTATAGAGCATTCTATGTCATGAATGGTGATTACATCATTCGTAAAACCGATGATAGTATCGGTGCAGACAGTGATCCAAAGATGTCTACGAACACAATTCACACCTATTTTACGCGGTTGAATGATATCCTTGAAAGAAGATATCATTCGAAGATTTTAGACCGAAGACATCTTGTCAGAAATGGTGAGTATGTGAAGGTCTACAACTACTGCCAGAACCACCCAGAATATAATTTTACGAAACTTGGTTTTGATAGGGGTGGGGATTCTCTTGCCAACATTATTGGTAGAGAATGTTGTAAGACGGCCTATCTTAGTTTCCGACAGGGATACAAAGGTTGGGTCGAATATTTCCATAAAAATTGAAAACAGGGGGCTTCTGCCCCTTGATTTTAACGTGTTAGCTATATAACACAGGATACTTATTAGAAAGGGAAATGCAGATGAGAACACTTTTACTGTTCCGTGGAGCACCCGGTTGCGGGAAGTCCACCTATATTAAAGAGCATAATCTGGAACAGTACGTATTGAGTGCTGATACACTTCGCCTTATGTGCCAGAGCGCGCAGGAAACACCTGCTGGGCAGATGGAGATTTCTCCGCAGAATGATGATGTTGTATGGAAGATGCTTTTTAAACTGATTGAGGTGCGCATGAGTCACGGGGAATTTACTGTGATTGACGCAACGAATTCTAAGACGGTCGAAATGAATTGTTATAAGAATCTTGCAAAACAGTATCGTTATCGTATGTATGTTATTGACATGACGGATATTCCTATCGAGGAATGCAAACGAAGAAACGCTCAGAGAGAATGGCTGAAGCGAGTCCCTGAAGCGGCCATTGATAAGATGTACGCTCGGTTTGCTACTCAAAAAGTTCCTTCTGGCGTGACAGTTCTTCCTTCTACTACGGATGTGCTGTCTGATTTGAACTACAGTCCGAATGACTTCAACCAGTGGAAAAAGATCCATATCATCGGTGATATTCATGGCTGCTATACTTGTTTGAGTGAATACCTTGGTGAGATGAAGGACGACGAACTTTATATCTTCGTTGGTGATTATCTCGATCGTGGCATCGAAAACGTTGAGGTATTCAAGTTCTTGTGTGATATTGTAAATAACAACCGCAAGAATGTGATTCTTTTGGAAGGAAATCACGAGCGTTGGCTGAACAAATGGGGGCATGATGAACCGGTTCAGAGTGAAGAGTTTGCAAACTACACTCGTCCGCAACTCTTTAAAGCCGGTATTGACAAGAACACTGCTCGTAAGATCTATTCCAGAGTTGGCCAATGTGCTTACTTTGAGTATGATGGGAAGCGGTATTTCGTGAGCCACGGTGGTTTGAGTTATCTGCCTTATTTTCTTCCTTTTGTATCTGCTGATCAAATGATTAAAGGCGTAGGTCGCTATCCTGATATGCTAACCGTGGCTGAGTCTTGGGAAAAATCGATGCCGGATAGCTACATTCAGATCTTCGGTCATCGAAATGTGCAGGATGTTCCTATTGATATGGGGCATCGGTGCTACAACCTCGAAGGAAAAATCGAGTTTGGTGGATATCTCCGTTGCGTGGAACTTGAACACGGTCAGTCAATCAAATGTGTAGAAACAAAGAACGATGTGTTCCGAAAAGAGGAGCCAAAGACTGAAACTGCCGTTGAAATGAAAACTGAGTTCGATAACGCAGAACTTGTCAGTAAGATGCGTCAAAGCAAATATGTGTTTGAGAAGCGATTCGGAGATATTTCTTCTTTCAACTTCTCTCGTGAAGCATTTTATAAGAAGCACTGGGATGAGGTTTCTACCAAAGCAAGGGGGTTGTTCATTAACACAAAGACGAATAAGATTGTAGCTCGAAGCTATGATAAGTTCTTTGCGGTCGATGAGCGGAATGAAACGAGAATTGGAAACCTACAGAACACTTTGAAGTTCCCGGTGACTGCATATCTGAAGGAAAACGGATTTCTTGGCATTGTCTCATATGATGCAGAACAGGATGGTCTGTTCATTGCAAGTAAATCCACTCCTGAAGGGCCTTTTGCAGATATGTTCCGAAAGATTCTCATGGATACGACTTCTGATGAAGACCGTAAGAATCTGAAGGAAGTTGCAAAAGAGAATGGTTCCATCATTTTTGAGGTGATTGATCCTATAAATGATGCTCATATCATCGAATACAAGAAACCGCACATTGTTTTGCTGGATATTGTTGCGAATGATATGAACTTCAGTGTGATGGATTACGATGATCTGAAGCGTGTTGCTGAAAAGTGTCATTTGCAGATTAAGGAGAAGGTTAAGATCTTTGAGAGCTGGAGTGAATTCTATCCTTGGTATGAAGAGGTCATGAATGAGAATTATCTGTACCATGGCATCGAGCATATTGAAGGCTTTGTTTTGAGAGATAACAACAATTTTATGTTTAAGCTGAAGCTTCCTTATTATAAGCACTGGAAGTTCTTGCGTGGTGTTATGCAGAGCGTTCAGAAGCGTGGCTATTATGAAAATACCGCAAAGTTGTTTACTGCTGAGGATAACCTGTTCTATGGTTGGATGCGTGAGCAACGAGAGAAAGACCAGGAATCTTTTTGCAAGAAGGGTATTATTCAGTTACGGAATGAATTCTATGAGAATCGGCACGAATAACTAAGATATTTTCTTCCTCCGAAATGCCCTGCGCGGGGCTGACAGCCGGGAAAGACCGGCATATATAAGCGGCTATGGCGTAATTGGCAGGCGCGACAGACTCAAAATCTGTTGGTGAAAATCCGTGTGGATTCGAGTTCCACTAGCCGCACCATGAAAATCAGTTGTCCCAGTTAGATCGGGGATTGGCCGTTCATTGGCAAACGACAGGCATCACACCGGTAAATGATGCTAAGCCAAATAAGAAGGGAAATAAGGTGCAAGCCGAGTAGCTATCGGACGAATACCCTTCAGGTAGCCAGTAAACTGGAACGTAAAACGAATGTTGGCTGTTTCTGATTTCTTTATAAGCCGTTGTGGTGAAATTGGCAGACACGAGGGACTTAAAATCCCTTTCTGGAGACAGAGTACGGGTTCGACCCCCGTCGGCGGCATTGACGAGAATGTGGTGTAATGGTAACACGCCTGCTTTGGGAGCAGGAATCGCAGTTCAAATCTGACATTTTCGACCACTATCAACTTATGTTGGTACATAATTATACTCTCGCCTGTTATTCCTATCTCTTTCAGAAACGAAAGCAGCAGGACTTTGTAAGGTAGGTAAATAATGCGCCATCGCCAAGCGGTAAGGCAGAGGACTTTGACTCCTCCATCACAGGTTCGACCCCTGTTGGCGCAATTTA